CCTACATCGTTGCTTGTATATCTTCTAAAGTTTTGTGCCATATTTATCTCCTATATTATAATGCGATTGCCATAGCAATAGCGAATCCGTTTGAAGCCAATCCAGTTGCATCCACAGCTGCGACCTGCCAAGATGATCCATTATAGACTTTTAGTTCGTTACTTGTTGTATTAAAATATAAATCTCCAGCAGTCAAAGCATCTCCATCATTATCCACTGTAGGATCAGACGCTTTAGCTCCTAAATAAGTATCGTCAAAATTATCTGCTGCTGCTTCGGCAGCTGCCTGAGCTGCTTCGGCAGCAGTTTGAGCTGTACTTGCAGCTGTTGCACTTGTAGCCGCATTCGTTGCACTGGTAGCTGCATTGGTTTCTGAAGTTGCGGCATTAGTAGCAGAGGTACTTGCCTCACTTGCCTTTGTGGTAGCAGTCGTAGCAGAGGTTGCTGCATTCGTTTCACTCGTAGCTGCATTCGTAGCTGAAGTTGATGCTTCACTCGCTTTAGTCGTAGCAGTAGTTGCTGACGTAGAAGCTGAAGTCGCTGATGTTGCAGCGTTAGTTTCTGAAGTTGAAGCGTTAGTTTCACTTGTTGCTGCGTTAGTCGCTGAAGTGGCTGCATTTGTTTCAGATGTACTCGCATTAGATTCTGAAGTAGCGGCATTTGATTCGGATGTTGCCGCAGCTGTAGCTGAGTTCGCTGCCGCTGTAGCAGAAGCTGCTGCATTAGTTGCAGACGTTGCCGCTGATACTGCATCAACAATGAGTTCAAAGTGATCCGTGTCAGTAAGTAAATCACCTACCACACTATCAGCTGTACAAATGTAAACATTATTTAGTTGTGCAGCAGTCGTTGATTTAATTAAATCTCTTACATTATAATTTGAAGTTGTGGTTGTGGTATCTGTACCTTGGTAAGTACCAATCTCTTGAGTAACTGAAATATCTCCATTCTCATCAAAAGCTAAAATCTTTCCTGATCGTGTTGTTTGACCTACAGTAAATGTACCCGCATCTTCGGCATTAGAGTTAAAGTCATTGGTTTTAGAAAACTTAATAGTACGATCCACTTCTTCTTGAAGTTGTTGAATTGCCATCATTGAGCGATCCAATCCCTCTTCATGGCTCTCCGCAGGAAAAGGATCATTCGCAATATAATCTATTGCTTGTGTTTGCGGGATAGCTCTTCTAAGAACGACTGTAATACCACTTGCAGGAGCAGTGACAAAAGTTACTGTTCCACCATTTGCATTCCCAGCACCTGTCATAGTGTAATGGGTTGTGATTGTCTGTACAGTTTCTGAACCTGTAGAGTCTGTTCTTAAAATAACCTCAAGATCGCTATTCTCAAAAATCTTAAATGTGTAGTTAAACGCAGTAGTAGATCCGTCACCTGAGTATGAATTTCTAACTGTTGTAGATGATATTGTCATGCTTCTCCTATATATATTTTTGCCTATCTAGGCAAGAACTCCTTTGGTCCTTTTTTAATTTCAGATATACTCATTTTTTTTCTCATACCATATTTTTGTTTGATTGCACTCTTAATGGCATTTTTTACTTCTGGATATTCATCTAGCATTTCTCTATATGCTTTTCTTTTATATGCATTTATAATATTCTTCAATCTTTGTTCTTTTCCTCCAATAAAATTCTCATCTCCTTCTTTTGATCTTAAATATGATGTTTTTTCTATCTGTTTTTCTAATCTTTCTTTTAAGGTTAATCCATTTATTTTAATTTTACCTATATGCTCCATTTGCCAATCATATGCAGTTTGATTATTTTTCTTATATTTGGTTAAATCAACGATACTTTGTTTTATTTTATCTGGTGGTCTTATAGATAGCTTTAATCTACCAAGTTCAAATAATACCGGGTCATCTTTAATCGTTGCTTGTCTACCTACCATAACCGGTCCTTGAAACCAAAAAGAAAAAGATAAAGGTCCTTCAGGATTAAGAAAAACAGAGTTTGGATTTTTTTCAATAGGCTCTCCAGTAAGTATATCTCGTTTAGGTTCTAAACCATCTTTTGATGCAAAAGGTGATTTAGCAATAATCTCATCTGCAAAATCTCTTGCTTCATATAAATCTTTATCTGCCTCTATAATACCCGGTACACCCTGATTAATTAAAGAAGCATAAGGTATAAGATTACCAACTTGTTTACCCACAAATCTTTCTATTTTATTTGGACTAGGATCTTCTATTAATTCAAACGCATCAGATACACCTCTTAAATATGCCTTGTTGTTAATACTTCTCATAGTAGATAACATAACAACTCCTAACATATTTTCTTTATCTTCATTATTTATGTTAGATATATTTTCTGAAATATCTGCAGCAATTCCCAATGCATAAAAACGAGGGTCCATTCTATTATATTGTTTATAAACAATTGTTCCATCTTTTTGTTTTTCTGCAATAGAATATGGTTGCCATCCATTGTTCAACCATTGTTTTTTAATATTAAAATCTTTTGGTCCATTACCAGTTATTTTTCTGTATTTATTTCCATCTTTATCAATGACATCTTCTTGAGTTAGATGCCATGCATACAAAGCAGTAGCTGTACCCATCATCTGTCTACCAATCACTTCTGCTCTAGCAACTCTTGATCCTGAATTCCACATATCTTTCATTTGTTTTGTAAACAAACCAAAGAAAGGAATACGTTGTTCAAAATGTCTCCATAAGTTTGTAGGAGTTCTTACAAATGGAATTAAAAATCTAAAGTATGGCGCTTGATTTAAAAATGCTTGAACTGCTCCACCAATATCTAGATAAGCTCCATTTTTTAAAGTATTTGTAAAAGTAGATACCCTTGCATATTCTAATGCTCTTGCAGCAAAATCTGATTCTTCAATATTTGCTCTTCCATTTTTATCAAATGCTTCATCAAATATTCTTTTAAAATTATCTTTCGCTTCTTTTGATCCTAATTTTAAACCATTTTCTAAAGTATTATTCATAGCTTCAGCATATAATTTTCCTCTAAAATTAAGTTGTTTAAAAAACTCATCACCACTCATTAATAATCTTGTAGGAAGTTCTGCAAAAAAACCAATAACATCTATTGCAGTACCAAATTTTCCATTAAATCCTAAATTAGAACCACTGATTGGTCTTACTGCTCTACCACCCACAATTTCCAAATTATCTTGTGTTCTTTGTATAGGATCTAGTACCGGGTCTCCTTGTCTCATAGAAGTTTTTAACATTCTCCAAGTTTCTCCAGCTTGAGTAGCCATTCCATAGTATTGTGAAAATCCATATCTAAATGTTCTAAGATCACCGGTAGCAAGTCCGCCAACCGAGGTTACAATAGGTCTTAATAATAATTCATATGAGTTTGATAAAAAGTTTACTGCATGCGTATATCCACCTGATAATAATGAATTGATATATAATGAATTAAACACCTCTACTGCTTTTTGACCTTTTGATTTTGAAGCAATATCAATAACTTCTTCTGGTGTTGCTTTTGACCATTTCTCAGCAAGTACAGCAACATTTGCATCAAAATTTTTTGCTTGATTTGCCATTTGCTCAACATTAAAAACTTTACCTGCTGGTCCTATTTGAATTTTTCCAGCTTGGGTGGTTCTTGCTCCACCCCTAACCTGTTCTTTTAAAGAATAAGTTAATTTTTGCATTAGATCACTTAATTGAGCAATTTCCATTCTTGCTTCTTTAGTCCAAAATTCTGCATCTCTTCCAAATGCTTTTAAATATTTTTCTCCAACTTCTTTTGCTTGTTTTCCTATATCTTGTAAGACAACTTTAGTTGCGAGCATTCTGATAACACCATCTTTAGCTCTTGAACCTTCTTCTATTAATGATTGTAATATTTCATCTTTATCAGCTCTACCCATAACTTTTCCAAGCTCTTCAGCAACTTCATTTGCAAGAACATCATTTTCTAAAAATTTTTTAACATCGTCAGGCATGACAGTGTCAACAACTGAATCAATAGTTCTTAATACATGCTCTGCACTTTTAAATGATTTTACATTTAATATTCTTGATAAAAATGATTCAGCTACTTGTTTAGCATTTTCTTTTGTTGCACCAATTGCTTTTACTGCTTCATCGGTATTGATAGCCTCATTATCAATCGTTTCAAATATTTTTCTTCTTTTTGTTTTTTTTCCATTATTAGCATCTTTGATTGCTGCAGCTGTTTCTTTTTGAATTTTTTCTTTTTGTTTTAGGTCTCTTGTACCTTTCATTCTTTTGTAACCTTTAATACCATACATAACTGCTTCAATAGGTCCACCAATCAACATTCCTTCTAAAACATTTTTTATTCTACCTAACATTTCAGAATCATCTTTGTCAGTTTGTAAATATTGAGTGACTGCATTGTTCAAGACCGGGGAATCAAACTCAACAAGCATATCAGATAAACGACCTTCATTTGGATCAAAGCCAGTAAGGTCTGAAATTGCACCAGCGCCTAAACCTCTTGCTGTTGCCTTAACAGCTGTGCCTCCAAGACCTGCACCTTTTAAGAATTTTGCTGGTCCTATAAATCCTGTAATAAATCTAGACATTCCTTCTGTCATTTTACCAGCAGCTGTTTGAGGTTTATGAAAAGAGGGTAAATTTCTATCTTCTGATTTCCATCTTTCAGGTGTTACATATGTTGGTATAAAATCTTTAAAAGTTAATTTATCATCATCATCACCAAACTTAAGACCACCAAGACCTGTAACATTTTCTTCTAAAAAATCTCCTGCTTCTTCAACATAGTTAATTGCACCTTCAGGTACTGACAAAGCCATGTCTTGCAATGTTCTAAAAAAACCCGGACTATTTTCTTCTGGAGTTTTTACTAAACCGGGTTGTTTAGGTTTAATTTTTTGTCTAGGTTCTTCTTCTAATAATTTTCTGACTTCTGGAGACAGTTCTGTCATCTATTCTCCTTGAGTTTGACTTTTTAATATTGGCAAATAATCATTAAAAAATGCATTTAAATCAACTTTTCCTTTTTTGTCTACGAAGCCATTAAGTTTTGCAAGTGTCTCATATTTAGCTTTAGTGTTTGGATCTAAAACACCTTTTTGTAATTCTTTTAAATCAGCTACTACAGTATTATATTGTCTTACAATATTAAATCTGTTTCCACCTTCTTGACTAAAAGATCTAATATTTTTATATTCTGCATCTTCATATTTATCTTGTAACAAAGCTCCTAATTCAAATGCATATGCTTTTTTTTCACCCTTTGTTGCTTTTGGATTTGATCTTATAAAAGATTTAAATCTTGTATCATATTCATTTCTAATTTCATTTGCTTTGACAGAATCTCCATATTCTTCCATTCCACTTGGATCAGCAACTGATCTTGCAACCGCTTCTCTTTGTCTGTCTGCATATTTTTGAACTTCTTTTGTATCTTCCTTATTTCTCATTAAAGATTCATGTCTACTTAATTCTGTATTTATTTTTTCTTTTAATGCTGATACTTGGCTTTCAAGTGCTTTTGATGGAACAAAGCCATTTGATCTTTTTATTTTTTCATATTCTTCAACTAAATCTTCAGCTCTATCAAAATCTGCATTTTCATCACCAACAATTGTTAAACTATCAATTTCTTTTTTTACCGCATTAAAACTTAATGCTGCAAACTCTTCATTTGATAAAACTTTTTCACCTCCATACGCTTCATCTATTTTAGATATATTATCTAAATTTTCTTCTTTACTTACAATAGAACTAAAATCTCCAGATAAAATATTTTTTCTAAATTTTTTTAACATATCTTGAGTTTTGTTTTCAGGAAATTCAAAATCTTTTGCTAAATCATTAATTAAATTTTCACCATCTGTTTTGTATTTTGATTTCAATATAGGGTTATCTGATGTTGAATATTTCATAATCACATCATTTAATTTATTATTTGTTTGTTTTATTGTTTCAGTCTCTAGTGCAGTATAAGAATTTTTTTTAACTTTATTTACATATTCAGAGTATTCTATGTCTAATAAATTTTTTACTCTTTCTTTTACTCTTTTGTTTTTTATGTTTGCTAATTTAGCATCTCTAGTTGATTGATATGATTTTTCAAGTTTACCAATTGCATCATCTTCGTTTATATTATCTTTGTTTTGTTGAATGGTTTTATCAATCTCACCTTTAATTGAATTTACAATTTGCAAACTTTCAGTTTTTTCTGCAATGTTTCTTTTTTTAATGTGATATTGAGTTACTTGTTCTGCTGCAGGTAATAATGCAGCCGCAACTCCACCAGTTGGACTTATTTGAATGTTAGATCTAACAGCACCAACTTCTGTTGTTGGTCTACCTTGTGCAGTATATGTAGGTATTTTTGGCATAATTAAGGTTTACCTGTTCCTTGGCTATTCATTAAACTTGTTGCAGCTTGCGCATAGTAACCAAGTTCAGCTGCTTTAGCTTGATTTCTAGCAACTTGACCTTGCATTCTTGCAAAATTAGCTTCTTCAAATTTTTTTTGTTTTCCTATTTTTGCATTATACTCAATAATATCTTTTTCTATTTCAGCTTGCTCAGCATTCTGTCTTAATATTCTTAAACCTGTTCCAGAAAGATCTACACCTGAAGTTAATATTCTTGTTTTAGTTTGACCTTGAAGTTGTTGGAATTGTTGATCAAATTTTGCAATATCAAATTCAGCTTGTTTTTCAATTCTTTCACCTTCCATCTCAGCAACTTGAGCATTTCTATTTTGAATTGCTTGATTATATTTTCCTGCTGCGCTTGCTTGTCTGGCTGCTGCTACTGATACTGCTGCTGAAACCCAACTCATGTAAATATCCTCGCATATCTGTTGTGATCTGTTTTATCAAATCCGTATTGTTTCATTACACCTTCATCCTCTAATCCTAACCATTTTGCAAATCTTAAACCTTGTGCAAAGTTAGATCTTACTGCAGTTTGTACTCTCCATAAACCATGTTCTTTAGCAACACGAGCAAAATCTTTTTTGATTGCACGAGCCACTAGCAAAGGATGATCCCAGACTTTTGATGTCGCTAACACCCAACCTTCAGCTACACCTTTCCAGATAGGTTTCATACCTGCAGCAAAGATAGGTTTGTCATCAACTAAACCTGTGAATGCTAATCCGTTTTCTTCTAAGTTCATGGCTTCTCCTTCAAACTTTGCATCCTTATCCATAAGGATATGGTTCATTTGTTGTGACAGAATATATATGCCATGATCTTTAGTGAATGGCACAATATGTAGTATGTTATCCGTCATTTGTCTGTAATCTAGGATATAACGATAAAATCGTTAAAGGTAAAGGTTGAGTTTGTCTTACAAACACAAAACCATCCGTTTCATAGTTACCCCTAAATTCTACTTCTTTATCTCCTGTAAATACTGGAACTCCTTCATCCATTTCATCTGCGGATGATCTAAATGGTATACGCTCCATATTACTTAAATCTGGTCCTACTTCCACACCAATAGATTCATATAATCTAATCGTGACATCATAAATTCTTTTTGTTTTACCTTGTGATGTTCCATCTTGAGATCCTGCATCTATTCTCATGGTTTGTAATAATGATGTATATGATAATCCTACTTTCACTTTTGATGATGATCTATCTAAAGTAATAGATCCAGAACTCACAGTCTTGTCAGGGTGAGTTGCACCATCTGCAAGAACAGATACTGTCTCACCTTCTAAGTGATCTAATCCTGAAATCGTTGTTGTTGCACTTCCATCATATTCTAATTGTGAATCTAAAAAATTAAATGATGTGTCATCAGTTTCATCAAAGTCAAAGTTGTGTAAGTATTCTACATATCTTCTTGTTACACTATTTACAGTTCTTTTAATGATTACATAAACTTGATATTCATTATCATCAGTTGGTATCACCGCAACACTTTCGCATACTGCATTACCAGATCCAAATGATCCACCAAAGATATGTCTATGCCAAGCAGTAACCTGTTGATCTCTTTGATAAGTAAAACCTATTAACTCTCCATCGCCTCTTACCATCCAAACAATTTGATTAGGCTCTTGTTGAAATGCCATTTGAGTTACACCACCTTCAGTAATATGCTCAGCAAGGATTGTCATATCAGGTGCAAGATAACCATCTACATCAAAGTTATAAGCAAGTTCTCTTACTTTTCTTTTTGCACGTTGTAAAAATAATGTTGCATTACCTGCAGCAATAGCATCTACATTAGCTGCACCATGGTTAGATTGTTTTTTAATTAAAATATTTGTTGGAGTAATTGCTGCATCGGTTGCTCCACCTGATACAGTAAACTCACCACCTGCTGTACCAATAATTAAAGTTCGTGTGGCAGTCATAAAACGTACAGCGTTTACTTGATTAGATGCAATGGTATAGATAATAGCATCGTCATCTGCAATCGTACCACCTCTATTCTCATTCATATTTTCATAATCACCTGATTTAGAAAAGAATATCGTTTGTGGTTGATCAGTTGTTCCAGCAAAGACAAGTCTTTGTTCAAAGAAGGTTACGCAAGTTGGATGACCTGTAGTATCTGAAAATGAACCTAATGCAAAATCTGTAGAAGCTGTAGCAGAACCCATATCTTCTAATATTTCCATAGTAAAATTTAATGTATCTGTAACCGCTGTAATTTTTCCATATCCATCTACAAATCTTATTAATCTTCCAACATCAGTGGATTGAAATCCGCTACCACCATTTATTCCTGTTGTAGAAGAAGCGACTACTGTAACTCCTGTTCCAACTGTGTGTGATGAAGGATTTAATGTTGTTGTTGTAACGTTATCATCTAAATATGGTCCATCAGTAAATTCAACATCTGCTAGTGTCCATGATGTATGACCTGTTCTTGAAAGTTTTTCTACTTCGTGATCCGGGTGACAGATATACATTACGTCAGCTGACTGAGCAAACTTAAGGTCAAATAAATCATCAGTTCCGTATGGGGTAGATATTTCATACACTCTATTTGCAGTACCCCCAGATGTATATGCTGTAAATCCTGTACCATCTATATTGTTTCCATCTATGTCTGTAATCTCAAATGTATTGGTTGTTTTGTTTGCAACTCTATAGCGTTTGCCATTAAGTTCAGTCATCCCAACCACACCTGAGATTTCTATTTCATCATCGTTTGAATACCCATGAGCAGTCGCAGTAATCACAACTGGATCTGCTTGGGTTGCACCAGAAATCGTTACATCGCTTTCTAAGATTGCGCCATTGTTTCTATAAAAACGAATATATTGATTTCCAAACTCAAGCATATACGTTTGTGTGGTAGAAAATTCAAATGGAATTAATCTTGTTTTAGCAGCACTATCTTTAACCTCTGCAACAAACTGAGTTCCTGATCTTCTTGCTGCTGATCCATGAGGATAGATAACAAAGTTTTCTAAAGTCTTACACGCAGATGTATATTTAGATAAATCATTACGACCATCTAATCTTGGTGAAAATTCTCCACCTGTAAAGTTTGTAAGCTGTGCGGCTACCCTTGCCATGGTTTAAAACCTTGAGTTAATAAATGAACCTGCATCAATAACATTTGCTGAGCCATCTTCTTGTGTTGTATTCTGACCTTCAGTTGAATCAACAAATCTTGCTTCTTTTAATTTATCTTGAAACAATCTATACATATTTTGTGTAAGTGGATTTGATGATGTCACTGCATAAGCAATGTCAGCAGCTAATGCTGCAGATAATGTTTCTCTTAATAATTCGTCATACTCATTTGGATCTTCTACTCTTGCAATATACAAGATCTTCATTGAAGAATTGTTTGTTAAAATCTTTCTACCTTCTACTTTGTGGTCTGAGTCGTAGTCCAATATTCTGAGCAATCGTAAACAATCTGGTGGCAAAGTATATTGGTTAGAAAATCCCCATGGTGGAGTGTCTGTATCTTTTGCAAGTTGAACTCGTTTTTGTAAACAATTCCAAGTGTGAGATCTGAATAATGAATCTCGTACTTGATTGTATCGTGCATTACATAGTCTTGCATTTTTAGAATCTTCAGTCAATGAAAGGATTGTAGATGCACCCAGTTGATTTAATGCTCCGTTACAAATATCTACTACTGATGCCATATTTATTATAAATCTCCTGTTGCGTTAGACCTTGCTCGTCTTTCTTTTGCTTTGATCTACCATCAATATCTTTTTCTGAAATAATTTCAACCAAAGCATATCTATATACTCTAGTATCGTCTTGCCATTGAAAATGCAATAACTTCTTAGGTTCTTTGTATTGTCCTAGGTTACGAGGATCAAAATCATTTTTTGTCATCTTTTATAATATATTTACGTCTAATCTTTCTAGGCGTAGACATTTGCCAGATCTCTTCTTCGGTCATTCCTTGATCTGTATTCCAACCATAGTGTGCTTTGGATGTATGTTTAAATCTATCTACTAAGATAAATCTGTAAACGTAATTGCCTTTTTTATAATGAAGTATTGTTTTGAGTTCTTTAAGTTTTTGCATAAACTAGGGGGGTGTTACCACCCCCCACAGTCATTATGATTAGTTTACAACGTAGTTGATGATGAACGCCATGTCACCAGCAGTACCACCAGTTGCTGTCATAGTTGCAGCAACATAGTAGAATCCACCAGCATCAGAGCTATCACCAGCAAGTTCGTACATCTTCTGACCTGTAGTATTTAGGTTAGCAGCTTCGTAACGAACTTCTGCGATTGCAGTACCATCAGCGACAGCACTAGCAAAAGCATCTGCGTCTTTTACTGTTCCACCTGTTGTGTAGATTCCTACATCAAATGCACAGCTTCCACCAAGAGCATCAGATCCGATCTGTACAGATGTTACTGTTGCGTTACTTGGAATTGGAGCTAACATTACGATGTCACCTACCTCATTAGTGTCTCCAGCAGCTAAGGCAATGTTACCTGAAGCTACTCTTACAACACCATGCAGGTTGCTTGATTCGTTAGCAACTTGAGGGGAAGCCTCAAAATTTGCTACTAAGTCTGAATTTTTAGTACCCATATTTTTATCCTCCTCCTATTATGATTCAGTTGCTTGGATTTCAACTACTTTAGCTTCTTCCATTCTAGTAGCACCGAATGATGCACAGTAGTAAACTTGAGTAGCATAACCTTTGTCAGCTCTCTCGTCTATTCTTGCTGTTACATCTTTTCCTACACCGATAGCTAAGCCATCTTGAGCGTAAGCGATACACTGTCTTTTAGAACCAGTAGCATTCAATCTGTTTGATACAATAAAGTTAAAGCCTAAGAATTGATTTACATCACCTGAAGCTAAAGCTTTTACTGTATTGAAGTCACTTGAAGTCACTTCTGTTGTACCTAATAAATCAGTAATCTGCTTAGGCGACACGATGATGTGTCTAGTGATTGACGGATCAACAGACGCTGCATCTAAGATTTCTTTTGCAGATCTTAGTTTTGCGATTGTTAAACCATCAGTATCAGCAGTACCTAACTTTTGAGCTGAAGGTAATACAGTAGCTGTAGAACCAGTCTCGCCAGTTTGTGCTGTGCCTAATGCTGCAGTTATGATTTCATCATCCATTGCTCTACCCATAGCGTAAGCTGCTGCTTGAGCGTAAGATGAAGTTGGATCAATTAAAAGTCTCACTTTGTCTTGATCGTCAATTAAGTCTGCGAACTCATAGTCCACTAATGAAACTCTTCTTCTCTCGTGAGGAGTATCAATTTGTGGAGTGTCTCCGTGTCTGCTCGTTCTTTTTTGAGCAGTTACAGAACCAACTTGGTCAAAGAACGCATTCTTTCCAACGACTGATTCAAGACGAACTTTGTCTCTTAATAACGATCCCATTTGTTGAGATAGCATTTGTATGTTAGCAGAATACTGCTGTACAAAAGCTGTTGTTACTTGTGTAGACATATTTGTCTCTCCTTATTTGTTATAGTTTAATTGAACAAAACAGAGAGGTTCTCCATCAGAATTGATAGGCATCTCTTGCATTTAAGGTCTGTTAGACCAGAGTCTATTCCTTCTTGTCAGTAAGGTTCTTTTTACGAATTGTCTTACTATTAACCCACTTAACGTATTCGTCAGCGATTGGCAAGGGGTTTTGTTTCTGATACTCAGTTCCGCACTCCTTAACCAATCGTAAGACTTCTAACCTAAGTTCTCTATCTGTTAGATTATTTTCCGCCATTCATCATCTCTCTCATCGTAAAGACTTGTTGTACGATTTTAGCGTGTTCTGGATGACCCTTGTTCCAATATGGACTATTCTTGTCATTCATAATCCTAGAGATTTCACCTTCAAGATCTCTGCCTTGATCTACAGATTCAGATTCAGTAGTGACCATTTTATCCTCAGATAACATCCCGGCAATCTTAGCAAATCCTTTAATGACATCTGGATGATCTCCAAGTCTTGTGCCATCTTTCATTTGCATATCTAAAACTTCAGCAGACATATTTGCATTCGCAATAGATGCAGCTTTCTTAATGTTCTCATCATACTGTTTACCCCACTCTTGTCTCAACTGTTGTTGAGCTTGAGCTTGTGCAGTTTCAGTATCTACTTGTGCTTGTTGCAAAGATTGTTCTGAGTTTGTTTTATAAAAATCCAAGATTGCTTGAGCTTGTCTTTCATTTAAACCTGTCTTGTGAGCCACATCTGCAAATGCTTTGATTGCATTTTCATCTACAGGAGCAACTTCCGATTTAAAATCTAGCTTATACTTGTCAGGCGTTTCTGGTCGTCCAAGTTTATCATAGACTTCATTCCACTGATCTTCAGTAGAGTTGTTATTCGGTACAGCAACTTTGTCTTGACCAATCATTCGTGTTGCGTTGATGTATGACTTTGCTAACGCATCAATCTCTGTGAACTTAGAAATGTTTGGATCGTTTCTAAACTCTTCACTAATCGTGTCTTTCCAAGAGGTTGCAGTTTGTACTGTACTATCTGTTGTTGATGATACAGTGGTTTGATTTGTTTCTGTAGATGTTGTTGGTTGTGTTGGTGTCTCTACAGGCGGAGTGTTACTCTCCGTTATCTGTTCGTTTGACATTTTCGTTTTCCTTTTGCAGCATTGATTTAATAAATAGAAGAACGCTGCGTTGTCCTTCCATATATGCACTTTCGTGGCTATCACCTTTTACATTGGTGGTAGACCAAAAGTGACATCGCTTTTCTAAATCATCCATGACAAACTTGCCTTGGTCTGATCCAAAAACTATTTTATAAACTTCTTTGAGTTTTTTGATTTCTTTTATCACTATTCAATTTCAGCGTTTGCTAGAGCCTTTGCTTCTTCGGGTAATGCTTTAGCAAGTGGTGCTACTTTTCCTCCAGCTTCAGCAACTTGTTGAAGTGCCTGCATATCTTGCATCTGCTGTTGTTGTTGTTCTTTTTGTTGTCTTTCTGCATTCACTTGTGATTGTGGTTTTAACACTTTTTGTGGCACACCAACAATATCTAATAAATGTTTTACTAGCTTATCAAAGTTTACATAATCAAATACAGGTGCAACATTTGCAAGTGATCCCATAATTTCTATACCACGCATGATAGATTGTAACTCTGTAGACTTTTGAGCTTTGGCTAATGGTGATACATATTCAATCTCTACATCTTTACCTGCTAAAAATTCTGGTGCAGGTCTAAACATATTCTTTCTAAGTAAAATATTAAACGCTCTATCAATTAATGGTTTGAGTAATTCTGATTGTAATCTTCCTAATACTGGTCCTAGTAATCTCATCTTCTCTTCGTTTCTTTGAATGACTTCTGTTGCTGTCATTTGTGGACCTTGTTGCATCATTAGTTGATTGACATAGAAACTATTTCTAATTGAGTTTCTTCTTTGCTCCTCCATATTTAAACCTAATGGATTATTTGCTCCAATATTAAGTGGTTCAATTCTATCTCTTGTACCTGCTCTATAAAAATTTAGACCACCCGGTACAGTTCTAACAGGAAGTAAGAAACCATCGTCAGGCACAAGTAAAGGGGGATCTACTTGTTTCTGTGCAGCTTTGATTGTGGTCTTAGACATTTCATTTAACATCTTCACATCAGGTAAAGCTGTCATCGCTGGTGATCTTCCATAAATTTCATGTGATGCTTTTAAGTATCTTGGTACAACAAATGGAAACTCTCTGTAACCTGATACCGATAGCTCTTCACCTTTTTCACTCATGTATACCGATTCAAAAGGCATATTCTTTTGATCTTGTTTAGTGACATCAAAATCTGATCTTGGATAGACTGCATGAATAATTTCTACTTCTTCGTATGGATCTTTTTTTGCAATCACTTCAAACTCTGTTGTTGATCCAAATTTTTGTATTGCTGCTCTTGCAGATAATTTAAACTTTCTAAAGATCGTATCTATTCTACCTTTGTCGTTTTCTGAAATGTACATTTCATTAATGTGTCGTGTAGAAAATTTTAAGATGTCATCTTCATCTTCTTCAATAAACATTGCAGCTGTACCAAAGGTAATGAGGTCGTGATATAATTCAAAGATCTCTTGTTGAAAGTTAGATCTATTAAATGCTGTATACATAACATCTGTTGCAGACTCTAACCATTCCTTTGCTTCATCTTCAAATTCCATATCCTCTTCTTTGAATCTCAAGGAGAACCAAGGAGTAGATGGATTTGTTAGCATTCCATGAAGTGATGCTGCAAGAAGCTCTACTGCTTGTAAAGGAGAACTATCAAAGATGAGTTCTGTACGCTTATCACCTTTAGATCTTAGTTTGGTAACATCTGCTTTTCTTGGCATCATGTAATCTGCTACTTCTTGCCAATGCGTTTCCCAGTTTTGTCTTTGACTTGATAAACGATCAAATCGTTTCATTAATGCTTTTGTTAAATCTGTCTTTGCCATTATTGTCCTAATAAACTTCTTCTACCTAGTGTTGTTGTTTGATCTTGAACACCTGCAGGTCCAGTTAGTATTGTTGCGGATCTTCCTCTTCGTTTTGTTTTTCTGCTATCGTAACCATCCATAGATGTTGCAGTTGATTGAGAGACTTCTGCTTCAGTTGGAGCTGGAGCAGGAGGTGGTGGTGCAGGGGGTGGTGATGATCTTCTAGGTCTACCCATACTATTCTCCTAATAAAGTTTTCTTACCAATCTCTGCTTCTTCTTCAACACCCATAGGTCCAGTTAATATTGTAGATTTTCTTCCTGTTCTTTTACGATCTCTTCTTAATTGATCTTGTCTAATCTTTTCTTTTTCTTCTGCTGATAGTTCTGCCTCTGGCGGCTCTATCGGTTCTGGTAGAGGTGGAGGTGCTGGCATTTTTGGCGAAAAAATTGATCCCATAATTATATAATCCTGTATTCGTTATCTGCTACACTTTGTGGTGCAGTTTGTCTAGTATTAAGTTCCTGTAGTCCAACCGCAAGATACCTCATGGCATCACAAGCATGTGAACTCCAATCGTGTACAGGTTTTGATCTAAACATTCTTGTCTTGTCTATATACTTCCTGTGATAATGTCTTAACGCATCAATGAGTTTTTTGCAATGGTCTACATCAATCCAAACTCTTGGTAGCAGCATGGTCGTTGCATGTATTCCATCTTCTAATGGTAATTTTGGTACGACTTTAAATCGTATTCCTAATTGATAGGCGACCTCTCTACGGGTCTTACCATTACTAAAATCTGTAACTTCAATGTCATGCGGAGCGAAATGATCTTGATAGATATAATCTTTTTCTTTAACAAGCTGAGCAAAGAAAGGAAGTCCTTGTCCGCGCTCTTCAATATAATCTATGACATTAACACTTCTACCCATTTGCTGCCAGAATATAATCGCCGTATGATCTGATACACCTAAATCCCAGCTCGTATTGACTGGCAAGGAAGGATCGTATGGTACACGACCTATCTGTCTTTTGTTTTCCATATCTGCAATGACTTTGCCGTAAATTGCACCTTCAATGTTTGCAGTCCATTCGCATTCAAACTCTTGTTTAAACTTGTTCTCACCCATAATCTCTTTTGCTTTCTCAAGCTCTTCCTCATCTACAATCTGTGTCTTGCTTGCCTTAGCCTTAAAATAAAACCAGTCTTTTGTATTTTGCTGTGCATGCTGATAAAGTTCATAGAAGTTATTATTCATACCTTGAGGTGTTCCAATAAATACACAAAATCCTTTTCTGTCTGATAATGCCGGTCTTATAATCTCCGGAAACAATCGTTCATTTACGTTTGCATATTCATCAATAACACATCCATCTAAATAAATACCTCTGATACCATCACAGTTTTCAGATCCTAATAATGTTATTCTTGCTCCATTTGGAAAATCTACTCTAAGTTCTGTTTCGTTATATTTGATACCCGGAATGCCGTAAGTAAACTGTTTAATGTAATCCCATGCAATTGATTTGGATTGTTTGAATGTAGGCGAAATATAGGCAAATCTTGGGTTCTTGTTTTTATTTTCCAATGCCGCCATAATCAAATGACAGATCATCATCACAGTTTTGCCAAATCTTCGGTGACATACAAGTACAGACCAACGATAATCTCTAAGTTTATGATGTATAAACTCCTGATGTTTACGCGCTGTGTAAGGTACAGTTGAAATCATTAATGTATATTGCTCTGTGTAAACTTATCTGGATCACCTATTTCAAAACCAATGAACTCCATGAGCCATCCGGTATACATCTTTGCAAAGCTGTTACTAGGAAAGCCAGTAATCTTAATAACTACATTATTTGTTTTGGGTTCTACAAATACTTGTGATTGTATATCTTTGGTATCAAACTCATTCATAACCACTACATATAGTAAAAAAATAATTTTTCAAAGGAGGTCTAGCAATAAAAGGGTGTGGGTGGTTTTGTGAGGCTGGCTGTCTAAAGGTGTCCTGCAGTCCCATGTAATATACGTACATGACCGGCGCGCGGTTTTTTGGCTACACCCCCTTTCGTAATTGTCAATTTTTTGTTTTTGCTGGCGTAAATATAGCCTAATTGCACACGCGATAAGTTATTAGTTATCACTATAATAACAAAAAAATAAACCGGACCGGGTATTGATTAAGAAATATTAGAGCCGCCGTTGTTATTCACGTAAAAGCCAGCCGCGACGCTGTTTAATTATAGCGAAATATAAAGACAATTATTTTATATTTAACTATTGCAATGTTATCCAATTAGTCTATAACAATATTAAACAAAATAATGGAAGGTGTAACAATGAAAACAATAAACTACAAAAATAAAACTTATAAGTTGCCATTTAATGTAGCTTGTAATCAATCAACCGCTTGTCAGTTGGTTGAAGTTGAAAACCCTTTTAGCGGTGAAAAATGTTTTTTACCGGGTTTTGCTGTAGCTGTTTATGATGCGATTAAAGGCGCTGAATATTTAGCCGAGACAAACCCGTCATTATATAAAACAGTTGAAACCGGTGTTAGTTGGTTTTCAAAAAATTTTACAAACGAATATTTCGTTTTATTAGATTAAGGGGGTTATATGTTTAATTTAATAACTAGAAATAAAAAACCTAAGACAAGGGACGATTATAGAAAAATTAAACGTCAACTTGAAAGTGATCCGGATCATGGTCAATTATTTACTTATATGACACTGGACCACTTTATTAATCTAGTATCTAAATATTTTGATACTTCACCAAAAAAGCTATACAATTAAATCACTAAACAAAACCCCTGTTAAATTAATTTTTGACGGGGGTTTTTTTATATTGACTATATAGACTAAAAGGTTATAAACATAATTAAACAATGGAGGATATAAAACAATGAGAGATGAGTTAAGACAATTAATAAACAAAGTTATTAAATTATCTATTTATGCTGATGAGCAAAACTATCACCCGTCAACTGTAAATGGTTTAATAACAATTGAGTTAAAATTACAAAAAATACTAGAAGGGATAAAAAACAATGAGAATTAAAAAGAATGATCTAAGTTACTATTTCATATTTGATAAAAAAGACCTGCCTAAATCATACGTTGATAGCTGCGAGTCATTTTTTAATGAAATAAGACAAATTAAAAACCCGGCTGCAACATACAAGGCAGCCGTTAATAGACTTAAAAAAAGGGTTAAAAAATGAATTATAAACCTCAAAAAAAACTATTAAGTTTTGCTAATTACAAAATGCAAAAATCAATAAAATTTGGTTATGCGAGCGCAATTTTACATTTAGCGCCATATAATTTAAGCGGCGTTAATATTTGTCCTATGGCTTCTAAGGGTTGCGCTGCAGCCTGCTTAAACACAGCTGGACGGGGTCAAATGAATAGCGTGCAAAAAAGCCGGGTTAATAAAACGAGATACTTTTTAAAAGACCGCGCTAAATTTTTAGATCATTTAGACCGCGAAATAAAAACCTACCATAGAAAAGCAATAAAAGACGGTTTAAAATTAAATATTCGTTTAAATGGTACAAGTGACCTGCCGTTTGAGCGCTATAAATTGCCAAACGGTAAAAACTTAATGGAAAACAATCCGGGGGTTATATTTCATGATTACACCAAAATTAAAAATAGATGTGATCAAGTGTTACCTAAAAATTATAAATTAACTTTTAGCCGGTCTGAAAGTAATCAAAATGATGTTGAGGACCTAATAAAAACTAAAACTAACATTGCTGTAGTTTTTAATAAATTACCAAAAAAATATTTAGGACGTAAAGTTATTGACGGTGATATATCGGACCTTAGGTTTAAAGACCCTAAAGGCGTAATTGTAGGTCTATTGGCTAAAGGCAAGGCTAAAAAAGACCCGTCAGGATTTACAGTTAAATTATAACAATAAAAACAATGGAAGGGGTAAACATGAAAAGATACAAAATAACAATCTATGAGACAATTTCTTATGAAATTGAATTTTGCGCTAATTCGGAGGATGACGCGGAAACACTGGCAGCGGTAGAGTATAAACAAAACGGGATTAAGAATTTTTATGACCCGGAAACCATAGACTGGAATATATGCACCGTTGATGAGATTGACAATGTCATAAAATTTAAGGGGGTGAAGCGTGACCAATAAAAAAGATTATCAAGAAGCGCTCAAAAATAAAAGAGCGTTTGATAATGCAACAAAACGCTTTGAGAGAATTTCGGAGCTATTTTCGGAGCGTAAAACAAAAAACAAGAAAGGAAAGCATGCCAAAAACAAAAAAAAATAAACTATCGGAGCGAAAAAAAGATAGTTTTCACAAGGCATTAAAAAAGAAACTCAATCAACAATTCGGAGGTTTAAAAATTAAAAATCTCGGGGATGGGTTGACTGAAATTTCAATTAAATAAATTATTTAGTATCTGGCGGGGTATACTCATATTCCGCTGGGTCTAATTCTATTGGTTCGTTAAAACTAGATTCAAATCTTACCGTAATATCGGAGTCAGTTTTAACGTGCTGTGGTTTATTATCGGAGTAAATATCGGTTAGTTTGCTCGCTAACCACTGGATAAACTTGGTACGCTCCCGGAGGTATAACACGGCATTCGGAGAATCAATGTCCTCTTTGTTATAAACCTTCATAAGTTTATCTATAAGTGTTTGAATACCATACTTCCTAGCTTCCATTACTCTTTTTTCTATTTTCGGATCTTTTTTGCATAACCTGTAAAAATCGGTCAAGCTCATCTCCCAGTCCTTCTCCTTTTCTTCTAAGATTTCCGAAAGGGTTCTTCCTTTTAAAAGCATGTTTTCTAGAATAACGAGACGGTTCTCTGTCACCTCGGGTAAGGACTTCTTGTTTGATATATTTTTTAATTTCTTCATCTGTTTTTGTTGTAAATTGTGCAAGTCCTTTTAATTGTCGGACTCTACTTTCTAATGTATAGTTTCCTTTTTTGAATTTGTCTACATTTTGGCTTCCATGAAACCGGCACAAAAGTTTACCTTTTGCTGTGGGAAACCCTTTAGCATAACATCTCGTACCTCTCCTAGTAATGCCTTCACAAAATACACGTTTATGTTTCTTTCCGCCTCTCATTTATTTCCAAGGCTTAATTCCGTTTCTAATATTATAAGCCTTAACTTGCTTATATCGTGTGTTAGTCTGCTTAGCAACGTTGCGGATAGCAGCTTGTATGGTCTTTGGGTCTACAAGGTTTTGATTTTTTTCGGCGTCTAGTTTCCTCTCTAACGCCAGCTTACAATAATATATCATATAATTGTTTTCTATAGACTTGTTTAGGATAGGCAGCGGGAGTACACTTAAGAGTTCTATAGACTTTTCCTTATCATAACCCTTACTACAAATATCTTTAACTTCCTTAATTTCACCTTTAATAGTAATAGTATTGTTTCTACTAATATAGCCAGAATTTGACACTTTACTGTCAGAATTTGACAATTGACTGTCAAAATTTGACACCTCAGATTTTAAAAACTTCTCGTTTATAGAGTAAGTACAGCCAGATCTACCCTTCTTAATTTTAATGATATTTAGCTTGGCAAGTGAATTAAGAGCTGCCTTAACGCTATTCCGGGATAGATTTGTATCCTTTACAATCGTGCTATGCCTCAAATCACATCTATAATTATTCATCTTCCAAGCATATTTCATAAGAGATAAATACACATTTAGCGCTCGTCCCTTTGCAGGACCTGATAATTTGTCCAAAAAATGATATAATTTGTAAGTAATATGTAGAAAACCCCTTACTTTTGGCACTTTTTACACCAATTCTTGTGATTTTCATGCAATTTATATAACTCCTGAGACCAAACAATCTCATCTGTCTCCATAAAGGCTGTATTTTCGCTCAAATTCCTCCAAATGAACCGAAGGCTCATAGGATACTCTTTCGTGCGTATATGAGGCTCTGATGCGCCGTAATCAGCTGTTTTAACCTCATAGTAAAACACCATATAAGCTGGCACATCCAATTTATTAGCTACAAACTCAGTTACATATGTTGTTTTTTGTAAATGTCCTTTATACATAGCTGTCTCAATACAAGCTATCGGTTCGTAACATTTGGGACAGACTTCAAGACTATCCAAATCCAACATGCACAAATCATCCATTTTGCGATGCCAAAAGGAATATTTATCCTTTGAATAATTATAAACGTGTCTAGTCATATTATTTCCTTTCATAGTTTTTAATATTAAGTTGATGCTGGTTATCGTGAAGATCTTTTTGTAGTTCTAATTTTTCACTTTGTAATTTTGAAATAATAATTTTGAGATTTGTATTTTCTTCAGTGACAGTCTCAAGAACTTTATCCATAGTTTCAAGTCTAATTTCAAGTTCATCAATTCTTCGTGTTAAATCTAATGGTCCTCTATCGTCTATCATAATTCTTTAATGTGTTTGATACATCCTTTAGGAAATGCAGTGGCAAAACCAAACTCATAATTATCATTGCCGTTAGAATTAATAGAAGCAAATGTAAAAATCTTATCGTCTGTCTCGCGATAAATATAACAAATGTCTTTGCATAACGCGACATCGTGTGTATCCATTTCTTCCTTTGACATCCAGCTTCCATCACTTGCATTAATATCGTGCCAAGTAATCTCAACTTTTTTAAAATCATTTTTCATTGACTTCCTCATGTCGTTTAATCCAAGCATCAATTAAATTTTTTCTATTCACTTCCTTACCGGTTGCTTTTTCTATTCTAAGAATTGCATCCCATTTTGGAAACCTCCATTTACTTGGATCATCTTCAATTAAACAGTAGCGTCTGATATTAGTTGCCGGATTGATATTTTGAAAACCAAATTGCCACCCTAAAGTGTAATAAGATTTCCCGGTCTTTTCTTTGTATTGTAGTATTGGGTGTGTCATGTATCCTCTTTGTTTATTCTTTTTGGCTATATACATTTAGGACTTGACAAAGTCAATAGGCTAGATTATGTGTATAAAAAAATATGAAAGAAGAACAATTACATTTTTTAAGATCGTGCCTCAATAATGGAAAAGGCGGAGATCACATGAGTCCAACACAAATTGGTAAATATAAAACCATGTCAGATTGGTGCGTTGAGTATCTTGCAATGGATCAAGACCAAAGAAGAAAAGAAAAGAAAAAATACAAAGTTGGTTTTGGAGCTGTGGTTGGAAACGTTGCACAAAGAATGACATCTAAATATATTTTTGAAGGACCAGATAAAGTAGCAGTCAAAGAACAAAAAATTGAAGAAGCATTTAAGGAAGAAAATGAAACTTTTATTTCAGAACCATTTGATCAAGAAGATAAAGAAATTAGATTAAGACTTGCAGAGATTGCAATGGAACAAACTAAAAATGCAATCCGAGCATACAAAGAAGTATTTGGACATCAACCTACCCAAAGCGAAAGATATGTGCACACTTCACCTGAAGGTTTGTTTGTAGATATTTTAGGCAGGCTAGATTGGGAGAGCGCTCTTTCAACATTAGAGTTGAAGTCAAAACCTCCATCAGTAAAATGGTTTGTACCAAAGAAAGGTGATCCCGGATATAGATTTTATACTCAGACCATACCAAAAGATCCAAGTAAAAATATAGATCAAGTAGCCTTTTATTATGCAGCAACAAAAAAAGAACCACACATTTGTTATGTCAATGAAAAAGAATATGTTATTTTTGACAGCTCACATGAAATGCTAAGACCAGATTATTTAGAAGAAGTGTATCAACAAATGTTAAACAAAGCATTTAAGATACAAAAACTTCTTATACTCTCTAATGGAGACCCAAAAGAATTTGCATCATTAACTGATATGCCTGACCTAACCAATTGGATGTATCAGGATGCAAGTGAAGAAAAAAAACAACTGGTAAAACAATTATGGATGAGCAAACGATAAGGAGGCTTATGCATCAAAAAAGAAAGGATGAGTATAAAGTGGATGCACTTAAATTAAGAAAAGAACTTGAGAATTTGGATAAACAAAAAAGTTTAAACAAATTCTTAAAAACAATGCAATATATTTTAATTGCTATGATGATGATTGTATTTGTTGGCATTATTACAACAGACCAAAACGCTGAAATATCAATAGGTGAAAAAACATTACAAATGATGCAACAGAAGGGATGGATTGAGTAAATGAAAGGTGATGATTTACAACAAATGGTAGATGAATGCATGAGTGATGCATATCAAGATAGGCAAGGTAAAACACATTTACCTACATTCTGCATGGTTAAAAGATTAAGAAATAAGTTTGGTGACACATATACAATTGTCACTGATCCTGTGCCAGAATTTTGTACTGATCGTTTAGTTACGGTGAGTTCAAAAATTTTAAAAGATGGAAAATTAATTTCATCTGGTATGGCGAGCTGCAATAGGATTGAGAAAGATGCAATTGAAATTGCCGAAACTCAAGCTGTAGGTCGCGCGCTTAGTTTTTTTGGGATGCTCGTAGATAGCGTAGCTCCCAAAGAATCAATGGAACAGTATGAGAAAGATATGGGGTTAAAGGTTGTTAATCGTTCAGCCTCTCCGTTACCCGTAGATGACTTAGATGATCCATTGCCGACTACTTCACCTGAACCTCTTAAACATTTAAAGTCAACTAAGTCAGGTGGAGTGGTCAATGTAGATAGTATCAAAATGAAACTTTCAAAAGCTCCTACGTTGTCAAAGTTAAATGATCTTTGGAACAGGGTACATAGAAATGAAATTGATACTTTAATAAAGAACAGCAAAGCGATTTATGGAGAAGTTTATAATACTTTCAATGATCGTAGAGCTGAAATTAAAAGACAAGGAGACATATAACATGTCAGTAGTAAAAGATACTCTATACGTTGATATAGAGGAAAACACCGACAGAGTAGAAGGTGATAAGAAACCTATATTCGTTGGTGTAAGAAACGAGAAGAACCCTAAAGTAAAAAAGGGTGTTAAGATAGGCGACGACTGGTATTCGGTTGCAGTATTTCAAGGCAAAGACTTTGAGACTGGTGATCCGATACCGGGTAGATTGACCATTAAATTGGAAAAAAATAAACCAATGCAAGGTCAACAGCCACAAGGTGGCTATCAACAAAGGTCTTTTGGAAATAATAACTTTCAAAAGAAACAAAACTACGGTAACTATAGATAGGTTATAACCGTATGGATCAAGCGGGGTTTTATCCTAATGACTCAGAGTTTATTGTTATGCTCTGCCTTTCTTTTTGGATATCCTTTCTTTCATTGTTTTCCCCGCTTGGTCTGCTTTATTCATCATGAAATTATTAGATTTATTTAGTGGGATCGGTGGTTTTAGTTTAGGTCTAGAGTCTACCGGGTATTTTAAAACAATAGCTTTTTGTGAGAAGGATGAGTTCTGTCAAAAGGTATTAAGAAAACATTGGAAATATGTACCAATAGAAAGTGAGATAAGAAATGTCAAAGGATCAAACTACGAAGCAGACATCATTACAGGAGGATTTCCTTGCCAACCCTTCTCAGTCGCAGGAAAAAGAAAAGGAACAAACGATGATCGTTACCTCTGGGATGAAACTATTAGAGTCATTAGAGAAACAAAACCAAGGTGGTTTATTGGAGAAAATGTTGAAGGTATTATTAACATCCAAGACGGCATGGTACTCAGACAGGTGCAAAATGATTTGGAAGAGCAAGGTTTCCAAGTCCAATGTCTTGTTATTCCAGCTTCAGGCATCGGTGCGTGGCATCAAAGGAAAAGAATCTGGATTATTGCCAACACCAAACACAATGGATCATATACACCGAAAAGGAATGAGACCATCAAGAGCAGCAACCAATCGGAAGAGTGGTTATTTGTCGGAGATGATAGGTTCAATGTATCCAACACCCCAAGCGAGGGATTACAAGGATTCTGGGATACATACGAATTACAAGAAATTAGAAAAAAAATCAAAACTAACCGGGAAGGTAATGATGGAACAAGACAAAGTTGGTGGCAAACTCAATCCAGAATTTGTGGAGTTCCTCATGGGGTATCCTTTGAATTGGACAAAGATAGAAACAACAGAATAAAATCACTTGGTAATTCTATTGTTCCTTTGATTGCAAGACAATTAGGATTAGCTATAATAGAGGCAGAACATGACAATCAATCTTGAAGAAGAAATTAAGAAGAAACTTAGAGAAGTTAAAAACAACGAATATGGTGATTATAAAACTAATTTTACAGTTGCAGCTAATCTTTGGTCCATGATTTTACGCAAGAAATTAAAGGTAAAACTATCAGCGCACGAAGTTGCAATGTGCATGGTATTATTTAAAATTATGCGCACATCAGAAAATTATAAGGCGGATTCATATTTAGATGCTAGTATCTATTTAGATATGGCAAAACAATTACATAAAGATATAGACAAAAAGGAGTAATATGTTTATAAAGAAAGAGAGCGGAAGTTGTAATTTTGTAAGAGAGCAAAAGTTCAGTTCCGTTGAGAATGCTGCTGATAATAAAGATCCTTTATCAGTAGAAGTAAAAGTCGGTGAAGTAAAGATTGACTTTACAACAGTGAGGAGAGATGATGAAAGTCATACAGAAGATCCAAAAGCTAGAGGATCAAGCGAGGAGAAAATATGAAAGACATCTTTTGCATTTGCAAAAAAGTAGAAAAGATGAAGCAGAATATAAATCGCTTGTATTCAAAGCTCAAAGACTTCGTGAACAAGTTACTGTATAAACAGTAACAACAAATTAAAAAAAACAATAACTGTGCAAACAGTGAAAGGAAACTATGTCCCGAAATACAAGTTACAATCTATTAGAAGAATTTAAGTACAAACAAAGTATATCAGCTTACACCAACCTAACCGATAGAGAAAAAGAAATACATCTATCCGCATTCATGTCTGGATATAAACTAGGTCAGGATCATATGTTGAGAACAAAACAAAAGATTAAAGTCATTCATGTTAAGTCTGCACAAAATAAAGATGTAAGATTAGGTATCTCTAAGATGGGTAACAAGCAAGCAAGAGATATATTTTATAAAGTCATTCAGTTTTATAAAAGAACTGAAGCAGAAATTATATCACCAAGAAGATTAAGAGAGTATGCTGAAGTTAGATCTGTGATTATTAATTTGTTAAGAGAACTCACTTCATTATCTTTACCTGAGATTGGAAGAATTTTAGGAGGTAGAGATCATACTACAGTGCTGCATCACTTAAGATTAAAATTTGATGAAAAAAGATTTTGGTCCAGCGATAGTCCGACTTGGAAATACTTTAATGAATTGAAAGATGAAATAGAAAAAGAATTTTCTAAGTTCTAGCTCTATTAGGTCGTTTACCTTTTCTTGGTTTACTCTCAGCTTTCTTTTTACGTCTTACCGCAGCTGCTCTTTGACTTGGACTCATAGCTCTTGCTTTAGAGAGTGGTACGCATTTAGGATAGTTACGTCTTTTTTCTCCACCACTACGACCACACTTTGGGAAACCACCACCTTTTTTAGGATTAGCAATATCAACCCAGTTTTGTTTTACCCAATTTCTTAAACCACCACGAGCCATTATCTTTTTTTACGTTTGGTTTTTTTCTTTTTACCACCGGGTGTAACTTTGCCAGAGCATACTGCTGATGCATACATGTTAGCATACGCTGAAGGATATACCTTAAACTTACGCTTCGCTGCAGCTTTACCTCTGGCACAAAGTTTAGCCATTACGCTCTCTTCTTTTTCTTTTTTAATTTTTTAAAATCAGCACCAGTAATTTTTTTTCTTGGTGGCGCTACCGCTGCTAACTTTTTTTGTTTCTTACTATATTTACTATATGGCATTATATTCTTCCTCTTAGTTCTTTTAAATATGTTTCAGCTTTGGCAATTACTTTTTGCCTTTCTTTTTTTTCTTCTTCATTGAAGATTTTTTTACCATAGACCCTTTGCCTTTTTTCTTCATACCGTACACGTTGCTCCTCCTTCTCTTTTTCTTTTTGTTTCATGTAAAGAGACCAGCAATCTGGTTCTCTACAAAATCTTTTACCGCTAGCATATATAACATAATCACTTCCGCAATTAATATTTTCATGTTCTTTATCACAGTAATCGCATTTATAAACAAATATATGTTTAGGCTTTCTTCTTCTCACTAGCACTTCCAGCGTCTGCGCGCTTGTCTTAATCTTGAATTAGGATTTTTTGCAGCTTTAGGAAATCTTTTCATTTGTCCGGCAGATCTAGCACAATAAGATTTACGTCTTTTTGCAGCTGCTGATCCTTTTTTAACTTTACCGGTTACAGCAGTTTTAAGTTTAGATCCCGGATTTTCTCTTCTATATCTAGCAACACCGGCTTTAGTCATACCTGCTCCAGACTTGGTAGACCTATAATATTTTTTTGTTCTTGGTGGTTGCTTATCTTGTTTCCTAGCCATATTATTTCTTGTTTAGTAATTTATATCCTATGTATAATAAAATACAACACATGAACCAATACCAGAAACAGTAGGGAAACAGGATCTTAAATCTTTCTGGATGAAGTAGATAACCAATCTTATTTAAAAGCTCCTGCCATGCTGGTAGGTCTTTAGTCTCAGATAAAAAATCAAACCCCGTCATAACTCACCTCAGTGCATTTGAATTTAATAAAGAACTTTTCTTTATTGACTGGTTTAATACCAAGATCCTTTACAATAGCCAAACTTTTTTCATAACCTTTTTCCATGCACTGATAGTAATCATTATAAAAGCCACCTTCTATGGGAGGCATACAAGCCATCTGTGTTTGGGTACACAGAACAAAGGTAAGTAATATTTTAGTCATTTAATTACTGGCTATGTTTATAATCTTACCATCTTTGATTGTCGCCTTAACTTCGGCACATTGATAAGTAGCATTGTTAGAATTTCTTGATGCTATTCTTTTTTTAGATAAACATTCACCAAAACTAGACATAAGTGTATGCTCCTTAAGTTTAGCTGGTTCTCCAAGATACATTAATAAAGCTACCACAACTTCCATTAGTGTCCATTTCCATTTGCAAATTCTCTTTGCTTATCTTTTAATTTTTCTACATCTTTTTTTATTTTTGTAATTTCTTTTGAATGTTGATTTAACATCACACCTGTATGAACATTATCTTCTAATTGCTTTTGCATCTTTTCTATTTGTTTAGATTGCCATTCTAATATCATAAACTGTTCTTGGTCTATGGGTTTTTGTACTGATGCTTCAAGTAAATCTTTTTCAAAGAGTTGGTTCTTAGTTTCAAGTCTATTCAATCTTTCAATCACACCAAAAGCAAACCATGCACCCATAGCCACTGCACCAATTAAACCTATTAAATTTCTTAAAGGTAAACCAATATTAGTATTGTCGCTAATCTTCATTTCTTAATATATCTTTCTTTACTCTTGGTCTGGATTGTCTTTGTTTATAAGAATACACAGACAGAGCTTTCTTTTCTCTATCAGAAGTTTTTTCTTTAATTAGTTTTTTAAAATCTTTATGGTCCATTATTTTAAATTATCAAACATATTCTTACAAGGTAATGTTCCCTTTATAAATTGTTCAAATAATCCTTTATCTTTATCATTGGATCTGCACTTACAATACTTGCGAGGTCTTGCATAAATTTTACGCCATAGTCTATTTTCTAATCTTGAAACATAAGTCAGCAGCTTACCTGACACCCATCTATCTAATTTATAAATTAAACATTTCATATCTTACCTTGTCCCCTATACTTTTTTTTGTGTTGTAATCTTTTAGATTTAGAGGGAGACTTACTATGTCTACCTTTTCTTTTTATTCTTTTTCGCTCTAGTGGTGCGTACTCTTTTACTTTTCGTGCCATAGCCTAAACCCTGTTGTGATTTTAAAGTAATCTTTGTACCAAATTGTTGTGAAAACATTTTAGCGATTTGATTACTCATTACTTTCGCTTTATCAAATCAGTGGCTTTAAGTCCATACACAGAAGCAATAACTCCTACGAATATGGTTTGATACCAGAAAGGAAGCTGAGAAAAGTATTCAAAAAATAACTTCATTTTTTCCATGTGCGTTGGATCATCACTCCATACAGCAAAGCCTAGCATAACAATAGGCACAGAGAGCAAAAGTAAAATGAATTCGTCTTTCCAATCTGATTGTCGTGCTTCTAATAACTTACCTTGATACTCCGCTTCACCATTCGCCATCTTCTCAGCGTGTCTCATCTGAGCATCTGCCATAAGCATTTTTGTCTTTTGTCTATTCTTATAGATATGACTACCTGCTTGAACTGCTAATTTAATTGCACTGATCCACATATTACCAAGGTCTATATTTTACTTTTCCTTCTTCGTCTCTAAATGCTCTGAGACTTTGTTTCCTATTCTTCTTGCCGACATACGACACATGAATCCATCCACTATTGGGTTCATCTTCACCTTTCCAGAACTCTAAAATGAGCTGGTCAAAGTCAAGATTATTTTTAATCCATAACGCAACATCATAATTGGAAACGCCAATAATTTCAAGATCCGCTGCTTGACCTTTTGCGTGTTGGCTTTCAATACTAGAACCAATAGCTATGCAAAGCTCAGCACTACGATAACCTGAAGTAATAATCACTGGACTCTCATAGTGATTTCTTAGTGGTTGTAGTACAGACTCTGCAAGTCTTTTTAAATTATTAATGTGATCTCCCGATGGATTGTTTGGAATACCTTTACGATCTGCGACCTGAGATTTAGTCAGTTCATTTAAGTTAAAGTTTTCTGTAAGTTTCATCTGTTTTTAAATTTACGTTTAGGAATTTGGTAAACTTCTCCTTGTTCAGTTACATATATAATTGTTACGTTAAGATCTTTTTGTCTCTTTGATGGTGTACGATTAATTCTTGTCCCAGCTTTACACCTATGGGTCTGGTTCTTTCTAAATGATACCGTTTTAACATCATAGTTCTTATACTCTTTTGTTTTAGTATTGTAAGTCACAATGTCAATAGGACCAACCCCATCAAGAGGGGTAAAAACTATAGTGTTTTCTTGCTTTGCAAGATGAGATTGTGCAAGTAACTGAGATGTAATACCTTTAACTTGTTTCTTGTTCATTGATACAACTACTACTACATATAGTAGTTGTTAAATCAATGAATACTAATTGTGGATATTACTTATCTAAATACTTTTGAATATCGTTGAACCAATCTTTCCAGAATTGTTTTACATCTGCATTAAACTTTTCTGCAGACTCTTTTACTTCTGAGTAAGTTGGAACTTTAAAAGGATTAAAGTTATTAAACATATTGTTCTCCTGTTTTTGTTATAACTGGGATATATGTTGCGTTGCAATAGATGTCAAGATTGATTAAAGTATTGTAATATAGCTGTGACAATCCCGGCAAGGAAAATAAGAATCCAAACAGCACCTTTACCTTTGTTTAGATCTTCTTTAATTTTCTTTTGCTCGTCTTTGAGTTCCTTGATTTCTCTGCAAATAAATTCTAATTTAACTTCTATTGCAGATTGATCCATAACTATTCAGGCTTAGTTGGGAAAGTAACAGCATTAGCTTGTTCTAATGTTGTAACACCTTCAGTTATATCTCTTAACTCTTGTCTATATGTTGTCATTTCATCAGACAGTGTATTATCAGATAACGCAAGGTAATCTGTATCAGCTAATAATCTGTTTCTTTCTTGTCTAATGTCTTGCATTTTTCTATCAAATGCACCATCATTCCATGCTTGTTCTTGTGCAGCTATTGCAGCTATCTCTTCTGCTGTGAGTTCTACTTGTTGTCCATTTACTATTTTGTGTGGCATAATACTCCTATGTTATATTAGTTTAGTCCGAACATCAATATCTTACCATCATCTATATTTCCGCTAGACATTTGGAATTTAATGTTTGTTAAAGCTGATGTGGTGTTTGCGTAACCAGCTATAAATCCATTGTGAGAAAAATCATTTGCGGCATTTTGTTCTCCAGTCGCAATAAAGTGTTTTACAAATGTGTTACTTGATGGATTAAAAACTGACATAACACCACTAAATGCTTCATCATTTCCATTTCCTACACTTGATAAATCTAATACTTGAAAACCAGTACCTTGTGCCAAATCAGAACCACTTTCATAAGATAATTCGGTACTTGCATCGTTTTCTGAATGATATGCTCTAAAAGAGGTTGAGGTTTTAGTTACATTGTAATTACTTCCATTGTCAATAGAAAAATTAAATTGAAACCTAACACTATTTGTAGCTGGGTGCATATTCACAAAGAAAAACTTGTACTCCTTATATGAACCTAAACTAAACTCTATACTAGCACTGCTTGATGCAGTAGCAGATGATACTAATACCATATCACCAAGACTAGCTGAACCTTCAAAACTTGTAAGGTTATCCAATGCGTTATTTTTTAATTTAATTAAACTCATGCTGATATTCCATACATTTTAATTGTTCCGTCAAATGTTCCTGATGACATTTGAAATTTTATATTTGTAAAAACATCTGTGGTATTAAAATAACCAGCGGCATAATGTTGACCAGAGTAATCTGTTACGCCATAAAAATTACATTCAGCTACAAAATGCTTAACATATGTTGGTGATGAATGTCCAAACAAAGTAACATAACCAGAACTACTTGCATCATTATCAGTTTTTATTCCTTTGACTACATTTTGAAAACTTGTACCTTGTGCTTGGTCGTTTCCAGTATTGTAATTCAAAGAACCAGCCGCATCATTTTCATAATGTAAAGCAACAAAATAAGTTGAAGTTATTGTTTTATTAAAATTAGTTCCATCTGAACTGCATTGAAATTGAAAACCTACAGCACTTGTGCTGGGGTGTATATTTGTATATTCAAAATGATGAATGTCGTAACTATTGTTAAATGTAAATTCTACTGATGATGAAGCTGAAGCTGTGGCAGTTGATAATAGTACAGGTTTGCCAGTTGGTACAGCACTAGGAAAAGCTGTTACAGATGATAGTGCGTTGTTTCCATGTTTGATTAATGCCATTATGATACTCCGTATAATTTTATGATGCCGTCATCAATATTGCCTGAACTCATTTGAAACTTAATAGCATCTATTGCAGATGTAGTGTTAAAATATCCAGCAACATAAGCATCAACTGAATAATCTGAAGCATGATAGTTATTTAATCTAGCTATAAAGT